CGACATTTGTTGCTGGAAGGCCTCCTGTTGTTGTGTTTGAGCCATGGCCTGTTTATTGGCGGAGGAGCCGCCGAAGATATTGGCGGCGGCTCCAATGCCAGAAGCGACCATTAGACCCGTTGCAGGGTCCATTAAAGACGGTCCAGGCCCGGCACAGAGTAAAGAGGCATGACGCGAGCGAATTTGGCCTGAATGTAAGAATCGAGGATGAAGTCGGGCGTATTGGCCGTAACGGCCTTCACGCGAGCCATAGGCGGATTTTCCTCGATGAAGTCGGAGTTGAGAGGCGGCGGAACGCCAGCGACGTCGGCCAGCTCTTGAGCGAGCGTCCAGACGTCGAAGGAGTTCGCCACACCGGACCGAAGCTGTCCGGTAATGAGCGAGGGTTTGTAACGATATTCGGCCCAACGTTCTTGATAGCCGAAGGCTTCCTCGTCCCAGGCGACGCCGGTCCCGGGGTCCACGACCCCAGGGCCCTGGGCGAAGAGTTCTTTATTGAGTATGGCCTGTTCGCCGAGATTGGCGAGAGGAGGAAGGTAATGATCGACGCGAGTCCGTCGAGAGAACATGCGGTTGAGACCTTGCTGATAGGTCAGATCCGCACGGACGGACAAGATCCCGAGCAAGAGACAATGCTCGGTGAATGATTTTGTGAAACCAGCGTTGTGGGCGCCGATAGTGCCGGTAGCGGCAAGGACGCCGAGGGCGCCGGCGCCGGCCGAAGCCATGTTCGTGATGGGGTGAATGTTGACCGCGAACGTGCCGCCGCCGAGATACTCGGGGCGTTGAAGCCGTTCGTCGGGAGAAGTAACACCGAACATGACTTTGAGGTTTTCAGTGTAGCGAGTGCCGCCGCGAGCGTCAAGTTCGTAGAGATGTTGAAGCGTGACGGATTCACGGATTTGATTGATGGTAGCACCGACGGCAGTATTGAGATCGACATGCATGTTGTTGGCAATGTCGTCCTCGGAGGTTTGAACAGCAAGAGTAAGAGCTTCGTTGCCACCAGCACCCGCCGTCGTATTGGATATGACGTTAGGGGTAGAGGCAACGACAGCAAGAGTTGTCGGGATAGTAGCTTGAGCGAAGGCAGCTTCCGCGGCAATGAACAGACCCGCGGAATTAGGAACAAGATCGGCAGTTGAGCCGAGAGGGAGAAGGACATCAGGGCCCTTTTGAGGGAAGGGCAACGCGCGAGTGAAATAATCATCGCGCTTGGCGCGTTTTTGAATGGTGTAATCCGTGTAAGTATCAGGCCCCTCGTCGGTAGCGACGGGAAGAGAGTCCTGAAGGTTTTGATCACGGTACCATTGATTCCAGATCAAATTGTAGGCCCGATGCCACATCACGGAGAAGGAAAGATTGGGAACACCGACGGGGATTCCCATATAGTCGGAGAGAGACCCGACGGCGACACCGCCGCCGGGAGCCACGACCTGGGGAATCAAGAAGTCCGTAGGATCGTCGGGGTTTTCCTGTTGGCCGTTCATTTCTTCCCAGAACTCGTAAACGAGACGATAAGGAACGGCGAAGTAGTGGATATCCATAAACATGTTGTCCATGATGGGCTGTTTGAGCGGCGAGAGAAGGCGGGCGAACATTTCAGCTTTGAGGTTGATGGTGTCGCCCGGAAGAGCTTCATCGACATAGAAGGGGATCAAGTCCCCAGCGTTGAAGGTAGTTTTATGAGCATGAGAGCGGTCGAAGGTCGACCGAGGGAGAGCAACCCGAGGAACCTGCGAGAAACGGTTTGCGGCGTTGTGAGAGCGCATGTTATTTCACCTCGGGGATGTGGACGATGTAAGAAGCGGCGTTGCCGAGAGGTTTTGGCGAGACGAGGCCCTCGAACGTACCAGTGTTATCGTCGAAGGAGCCAAGCTCGCAAATAGTGTAATCCTCGGGATGACGGGAGATGGCCGTCTTGGGGTCGTTAACGATGTCAGAGAACATCCGAAGAGCGACCCCAGTAGAGACGGCAGACCAGGGCTGGTTATAGATTCCAGATTTTCCGTCGAGGATTGCGAACATCGTCAGTTTCAAGTGTGGCCTCCTAGTTTTTCGTCCAGAGGACGTTTGTATTGAGACATTTTTTGTTTAAGGATAATCTCGCGGTTGGCGAGAGTAAAGAGAGCAGACCGGCCTGTTTTTTTATAAATAGCGCGTAGCCGACGTTGAGCCACGTCGGCGCGTAATTCCTTTGAGTTTTCGATGAGGCCGGGATCAGATTTTTCGATGCGAGCATCGTAGTAGCGAGGCACAGAATAGTTTTTGCCAGAGTGATTAATGACGTTTGAAGGATAGACGTCGAAAGCGAAGGTGTCGATCCAGTCAGCGCCGATCCCAGGACGGCGAGACATACGAGTAAACTCGGGACGACGGCCAGCTTCGCGTTGAGTGTCGCCCTCCTGTTTTTTGAGAACGTAGCGGGCGACGTAAGCGGCGGATTCAGGAGTAACAGCGCCGATTGAAGCGAAACCAAGTCCCCAAATTTTGGTGAGGGTTTCGGAAGTATACAAGGCTCGGTCACCCTCGCCTTTGAGAAGCAATTTATCGTCGAAGCGAAAATTGAAGAGAAGCACGTGGTAGTGAGGGCGACCAAAACGGTCGCCATATTCCCCGCAGTAGTAATAACGCGGATCCGCGTCGGGGAAGTTTTTTCGGAGGCGTTTAAAGAATAGCTGCATGCAGCGTTGATTGAGAGAGTTGTCGGCGGGGAGATTTTTTTCGTCGAAGGTAAGAGTGAGGAATTCATTTGAGTCGTGGAGTGAAGCTTCATGGACACAGCGGATAGTCCAAGTGCGAGCCCGAGTGAGAAGACAAGCTTGACATTTTCCGCACGGGAGGGAAAGCTCCGCAGGAGCCCCCCGGCGGGATGAGGGCTCTTTAAGAAGCATACGGTTTTTACCGGTTTTAGGATTAACATCACCACGCCAGGCTCGCAACGGGAAGTTGCAGGCCACGGGTTAGAGACGAATCCCACCGCGAGCGACGAAAGAGGAGCCGGAACTATTGTTCCGACGGTGATGGCCGGAATGTTTGGAGAAGCTACGACGCGAATGCTTTTTGCTCATGTGATGACGTTTTTTCAAGTGAGGCCTCCGGGTAGTAGCGGTCTGATCCTGAACAAATTTCGAAGCCGTCCCGATAGGGACGGATGTGAGAGACGAGAACGAATTTTTCAGAAGGGCCTGATTGCCAGACCTTTGAGACGGTGACCGATTGACCGCATATTGGGCACGTAGGCATAAGAGAAGGATAGGAGACAAAGAGAAGTTTGTCAAGAGGGGGGGCACTGATGGTGTCAGTGCGCACATAATTATCAAGTAGAGAGTATGTGCGCCGGGCAAGCCCGGCCCCCCCTTGCAGGGTGTAGAACCAAATTTTTTTGGTTTTAAGATAAGGGAAGGGGAGGGCGGCGGCACCCAACGCCGCGCCCTCCCCTTCGACCCCTCCTCAGAAGAAGCAGAGCTGACAAGAGCGGCCAGAGGCCGTGCTCGCTCGGCTTCGCCTCGCCGAGCTTTAAGAGGCGGGAGACTTTGTTTCAGCAGGTGAGGTCTGATTTTCGGGAGTTTTTATATCGTTTTTTGTTTGAGTTTGTTTTTCGTTTGGTTTTTCCCGAGGTTTCAGAAGACCGTATTTTTCACAGTCCCCGCGATTTTTTTCGTCCCTTATATAAGGGACTAGATTTTGAGGATTGTTTCCGAGCTTCTCACGAAGACCGGAAGGAAGACGACGGAAAGCCTCTTGAGCCGCTTGAACGCGGTTGAAGGCTTCCTCGTAAGTAGGCACGGCGGAAATATCGCCGTAGAAGACCTGTCGGTGAGCAGGTGGCAGATATCCGACGGAACGACCACGTGCAACGATGGCGTTGATGTCGGATTCTTTGCGCGGACCTTGTTTGGTCCGCGAAGGACGCGTGGAGAACCACGCGTGAGATTTGGCGAGAGTCACCTCGCCAGTTTTTTTATCGACCATCGGAGTATTCATTTTTTACCGTCCTTTAGAACATACCTTTGAGACGAGAAGCGATGGCATCGAGTTTAGCGATCCAGGGATGATCCTGGAGAATTTGAGCGTCTTGTTCTTTTGAGATGGCGTCAGCGCCGACGCCACGAGCAGTGGCGCGAGCGGCGGACGCTTGAGCATCTTGAAGATTGCGGATGTTGGTTTGAGTTTTTGCAAGCTCCGTATTTAAGTCGATATCAGATTGAGTTTTTTTAGTTTGTTGTTCCAGTTGGAGAGCAGAAGCCGCCGACGAAGTAACCTCGTCGGCGGCATCACCAAGGATGTTTTTTATAGGCGCGGCAGAGCCGCTAGGAGAAGATTCGGGTCCTCCGGACCCGTACATGAGAGCAGGATTGAGACCAGCGGCCTTCATGTCCGTGACGGCCCGTTGATAGGCCGTCGACGACATTTGTTGCTGGAAGGCCTCCTGTTGTTGTGTTTGAGCCATGGCCTGTTTATTGGCGGAGGAGCCGCCGAAGATATTGGCGGCGG